GTCATGCCCGCAGGCGCGGTGAGGATGCCGCCAGGCTGCGCATTGTTCGCGAAGAACTCGGTCGCGCTTCGCATGATCTTCATGTTCTTCAGCGCCGGCCAATGGGCCGCGGCGACTGGAGGAATGCCGATCAGCGGATGATGCATCGTCATGCAGCGATCGTGGATGATCTCGCTCGCGGGGACGATCAGGTTCGCGGCCGGATAACCCACCGGCAGGGTGTTCAGCGCATCCGTCTGTAGTTGATAGAATACATCCCCTGCGTCCGATACCATCGGCATGACGCGCTCGGGATCGAGCACATACATGTCGACAACGACCTGACGCGCATCCCGGCGCTTCAGGATGTAGGCGTTTCCGTGGATCAGTTTCGTGAGTAGCCAGTACTCACGGAACTGCCCTTCGGTCTGGAAATTGTTCGGCTTGCGCAGAACAGGCGTGTAGGCCGGGCTCGTGGTCACCATCGAAACGCCGGACTCCTGCAGGATTCTCAGGGTGAACGGAAGCTTGCCGATGTCGCTGGAGATGCGATAGATGCACGCAAATAGCGTCGGATAGGTCAGAAGATGGCCGCGCTTTTCCTCGATGTTCCTTTGCCAGGCCCCAGAGAACGGCTCGAGGATATTGCGATAGGCGCCGCGCCACGCCCCGCTGATCGCGTTGAGCGCCTTCTCGCGGGTGATCGTCAGCCCAAACAGTTTCATTGACGCAGCGCCGCCCGCACCTTGTCAGCACCTGCCAGATGATGGACCGCGACGCCGCGTTCCTTCGCCAGCGCATGCAGCTGCGCCCGATCCAGTTCATCCAGGCTATCGCCGGCCGGCTCTGACTTCTGGATCATCGGCTGATCCGCCATGTCGCGGGTCATGTATTCACCGAGGCCATGCTTCTGCAGAACTTCGGCAGTCAGCTTATGCATCATCCGCTGGCTTCCGTTCTTCTTGAATGTGAACGTCACTCGAGTCATACCCGTTCTTCCCATCGAGATTTGAAGGTGCCCACCGTCGCGCCGGTAGCGATAAGCCGAATATAGTAGGTGCCGGCACCGACGCCGCGTTCATCGCCAGGCGCGAGCCCGACCGAGCTCGCAAAATTCGCGTTCGTGGCTGTCTTGTTCAGGAGTACATCCAGCACCGTGCCTCCCGTTAGCGTGCCGCCCGCCGTGACCACGACTTGCGGCGTATAGAACGGAGTCGTCCGCTCGCTCATGGTATTGCGCGGGTACACCGGAATCGTCTCACTGAAACTGCCGCCTTCGGTTCCGCCGATGACCGTCTCAACTCTAAGTGAGCCCGAGATTAGCTGAACCTCAAGGCCGAAAAGAATCAGGTCGATCGGAACTACACCCTTGATCACAAGGGTCGAATCCGTGAGATTTATATCTCGGAAAGTCCTGAATTCCCGGCCAGCAAAGAAACTGGTTTGCCCCACATCCACGCGATAGCGCCGATTCGGCCCATCACCGCCATCCGTCAATAGATCAGCGGGAGGAACGGCACGCAGAGCATACCCGCCTACTTGATCTGATCTTGAATCTCTCAGTAGTACGAACAACTGCTTGACGAAACCGAACATGATATTCCCCAAGAAGGGGAAAGGGGCTCCCGAAGGAGCCCCGATCCATCAGCAGGCAGTCGGCATCCCGTCGATCCACTGGAGAGCGCCGCTGCGACGCGGACCCCACCAGATGAAGCGTTCGGCACGGAACGCGATCGAGTTCGTCTGCCACATGGACACGAGGTTCACGCTCGAAGCCGCGACCGTGGTGGACGACGAACCGGCCGGCGTGCTCGACATTTCGATCGAGGCCACATCCGACGCATCCAGCGTCACGCTGCCGTCGTCGGCCAGGTAGATTTCCGCCTCATCCACGAGGATGAAGGGTGCACCACCCGAGCCGCCGTCGTTCGCGAGATACTGGGAGACCCGCAGCGGCACGCCGTCCAGCGTTCCGCCAGTCATCGTAACGCCCGGGAATGCCAGGGTGCCGAGCGGTTCGCGTGCCATCGCCAGCTGACGCGCCACGGCCGGGGTCGTGTAGTAGGCCGGACGCGCGCCGATGTTCGTGGAATCCCACGGAGCCCACAGCAGCGCAATCGCGCAGCGCACCGAAGTCGGATCGGCGTAGTCGATCGTGTTGGTCGCGATCGAAATCGGCGTCACGCCGTTCAGCAGGCCAGCCGGCGAGACATTCGCCACCGCCGCCAAATCCGGATCGAATAGGTCGGTATCGACCCGCGCGATCACGGTATCGGCCAGCGAATCGCGAACCAAGCCTTCCGCAGCCGGGTCCGAGAAGCGCGCCAGTTCCTGGGTGATAACCGCGATCGCCGCCACCTTGGTGAAGGGAACGGTCGTGGCGTTGAAGTCGAACTTCGTCACCGGCTTGGCCTTACCCTGACCAACCCAACCCGCGGTACCACCCGAGGTCTGACCGCCGATGCGGACATTGAACGGGACCGGACGGAACTGGGCTTGCCCGATCAGGGTGCGCGGGCGCAGATAGCTGATGAAGTCGCCCATAAACGTGCTGGCATAGACCAGCGGCGCCGCCCAGGTGCTGTCCAGGCTCGTGCCGGCCGCGACGGTGGCTTTCATCTGCATCATCTGTGCCAGATTCGCGCCTTCCGCCTGGGCCTTGAGCGTCTTGACGATGCTCTCGGTCTTCGGATAGTGGCGCTCGGCCATCTTGAACGCGAGTTCCTTGTTGCCCTTCGCTGCCGTCAGGCACATGGCGTAGCGGGCGAAGGCGATGCCGGGTTCCAGCTTCTCGGTCGTCTTCAGTTGAAGCTCGCCGCGCTCGCCGTTCTTGTCGATCGTTGCGGTGCTCTGATTCTCGGTCACGGCCTTGACCGTCGTCTTGTCGATCTCGGCCAGCCGCGAATAGCGCGAGATGTCCTCATCGAGACGCTTGATCTCGCCTTCGATCGTGTCGAATTGCTCCGACTCGCCAGTATCCATCGAACGGCCGGCGTCCACTGCCTTCTGCGCGATCTCGCGCATGCTCGTGGCCTTGGTTTCACGGGTTGCCTTCAGGTCCGCGACCTGTTCGGCGAAAGTCTTCGATGCCATGAGTTGGCTCCTTGGAAATTGAATGGTTGGTTTGGAGCTCTAGGGGCGTGCGTGCAACGGCAAGCTGCCAGAGGATGCCCGAATCAATTGAATCGAGCCGTCACGCGGCTGTTGTTCAGCGGCGCGGGTGATGAGTCGAACGGCGCCCGAGGCATCCTTGCGGAAGTCGAGGGCCTTGATGGTCTGGATCGTGGCCGAGGCGTTCGCCGGGATAGTCACGAGCGACAACTCGTAAATCTCGGTCGATGTGAACCGGATGCCGCCTTCGTCCATGAAGGAGAACTCGAGCGCACGGAAGCCGATCGAGACACCGCGCACGAGCTTGGCCTTGACCGCCTGCCAGGCCATGTCAACCATGTCCTTCAGCGGGCCGGCCTCGGCGATCGAAGCGATGCTCGCGACGAACGGAATCCCCTTTTTCGTGGCTTTCCCGAAGGTCGTCATGCCTACCGGCTTGTCGTGCTGGTGCTGCCAAAGAAGCGGAATCTCGGCCGCGAACTTGGCGCCCATCGGGTCCACGATATCTCCGACCCGATCGGTTTCCGGCGTGGTTGCCATACCTGTGATAACCCGCTTGTCCTCATCGAGTGACTTCACCTCGAGCAGGCTGTATGCGCGTTCGATTCTCATTGTTGACCTTCCATCTTCGCCAGCCGCGCCATTGCCAGCTGGCACAGTCTCGTCAAGCCGTGCTTACAGAGCCGTTCGACAATCCAGCGCTGCCGCTCGAGGCACTTGCAGGCCATCAGCCGGCCACCGCAAGAATCAGATTCTTCTTGCTCGGCTCGGGATTCAGCGCCATGAGAGACGCCGCATCGAATGTCGCCATCAGCGGATCGATCTTTGCCGTTCCGCTAACCTGTTTGTTGATCGTCACGGCGTTGCCGACTTGAACGATGCGGGCGTTGCCGACGCACCAGTTCATCAGGTCGGTGGCGCCATGCACGAATTCGCCGCCCGCAAGCATGCGCTCCACGGTCTTGATCGCACCATTCAGCCGCCAGCCTTGGCTGACTGCGACGATGTGTTCCTCGGTGAACTTGTGCTCCGGGGACATCAGCGCTTCCACGATCGCCCCGATGCCCGCCGCGTCCACGCCAATCGCGTTCTTAGCCGGCAGCAGGCCAGCCTTCCGAACGCCCGAGATCGTGTCGGCCACTTGCTGGACATCCTCGCCGGGTCGATTGACGATAGTGAGTTGGCCCTTGGACTGGAAGTCCAGCAGCCTCGGCGCGATCTCCTTGCGGCGCTCGAGCACGATCTTGTGCGCCCAGGCATGCGTCCAATGCAGCCAGCGCCGGGTTTTCTTCTCCCGGCCTATGGCGCATATCCCCAATAGGTCGTCCAGGCCACCACCATCGATTCCGAAGACAACCACCTCGGAACGTTCGATCAAACTCTGCAAGTCCAGGCGCTTATCGCCTGCGCTCTCCCAGAAATCGGCTCCCGTCCAGCGATCTGAACGGAGATTCAGGCCGATTTCGATATTCAGGTGCTTGGCTAGAAACTCCTGAAATGATCCGTCTGTCTTGGCCTGATTCTTTTTCAGGTTGTCCGCGATCCACTCGGCATTTACCGACCTGCCAATATTCGGGTTCGTGATGTAGAAATTCTTCGGGTCGAGATAAGCCTTGGATTCGACCATCTTCGCCGGAAACTCGTACAGCACGCCGAGAGATTTCTTGTCGACAATCTTCCCGTCCCGAACATCCCTGAAGTAATTCAGTTTGTCCAGAAATACCCCAGCAGGCGGTTCATCGCTCTGGGTGGTCAGGTAAATCACCCAACCCTCATTGCGCGAAACCTGCCCGCCCGTGGCTTCCATGAACATGGAGCTCGCATTCGCCCTCGAGCCGAACAGCCAGTGCTCGTCAACCAGAACCCGCCCGGATTTTTTGCCGGATACCGTGTCGGTGTCAGCCGCCACGACTTTGAGCGAGGACTTCGTGACCCGGTGCGTGATCGTCCGAACGTGATCCTGCACGTGAAACAGCGTCATGAGCTCGTCGTCGGCCCGGATCATCCCGGCCGCAGGCTTAAAGCTCATGTCCGCGACTTCCTTGGTCGGGGCCAGGATCAGATGTTCTTCTTCCTCGCGCCAGCAGAGGATGACAGCGGTCAGCATGATGCCGGCCGCTATCGTGGACTTCGTGTTCTTCTTGCTGATCAGGAGGTAGAACTCCCGGATCAGTTGATTCCCCGTCTCGGCGTCATAGGCTCCGAAGATCGCCGACACGAAGTCGAACACCCACTGTTCGCTGCATTCGCCGAACTTTGGCTTGCCGGGTAGATCCGTGACCCGGAGTTCCTTGAAGATCGCCAGCGCCTGATCCGCTTGCGCCTGGTAGATCGGCGCCGGGATGATGGAGCGGCCTTCGACTATCCGCTTTTCCCAGTCTGGGCAGGCCGTGCTCCAGTCCGGTAGATCGTCCACCCTCAGACCTTCTTACCGCCAGCCGCCACCAGTTTCGGGGCCGTCGCAGCCGAGAATCGACCCGCGACCTCCTTCGCTGCCTTGTTCACAGCATCCTTCTTACCCCCATCGCTCCTACGCGTATGGGTGTACTGAACCGCTGCTACGGCCGCCCTGACCTGGGTCGCATTCGCCTCAACCCGACCGAAAGCCACGTCGATCAGCCATTTCAGGACATCGCTGGCCTTCCCGGTCTCGGGCTCGACATGAACGAACGGTTTTGGCTTGCGGCCGGCCCCTTCTCGAGCGCCACCGCTGCGGCCTTTCACGCCTGCCATTTGATACCTTGGGTCGTGGATTTGAATCTATAAATGGG